AGTCAAGGCAACTTTGTCAAACTCCCCGATGACTACTACGATGAACCACGGATCACGGAACCAAGGGAGTATTACTAATGGCTTTAGACACAGATAAAATAAAAGTAGATAAAAAAACAAAACCAAAAAAAAGCTTCTAACAGGTAAAGCGTTAGAAAGAAAAATAGAAGAAGATGCAGAACTTGCATACATACAATCAAAAATAGACCTATACATAGAAGGAACTTATAAATGAATACAATACCAGTAAGTAAATTAATCTCTGAAGGTAATGTCAGAGCAGAAAAAACAAATAAGAAAACACTTGAATATAAGGCTTTAAAGTCTAATATTGCCAAGGTTGGAATGTTAACCCCTATTACATATCGTAAAAATGATGATGGTGCATACGTTATTATTAATGGCCATCAAAGAGTGGAGATTGCTAAAGATTTAAAGCTACAAGAAATACCAGCTTATGAATCTAATGGACAAATTGATGATGTTACAAAGCAAGTATCTACTAATATGTTTACAGTACCTATGACTCATTTAGATGCTAGTTTTGCTATAGACCAATTAATTGAACAGGGAGCTATTACTACACGTAAAGCTTTATCTTCTCATTTTGGAAAAAGCATAGCTTGGGTAGATACTGCTTTAGCTTTATGCAATATACATCCATTAATAAAAAAGTTTATTGCAGATAAAAAGATAGACATAGGTTTAATATCTGTTACGTTAGAACAAATCTCTAAATCATCTATTATGCAACAGTCTACAGCTATGGTAGATTTAAATGCAAAGTTAGAAAAATATAATGATTTCGTAAAATCTATAGATGGTTACACCTGGAATAATACAGATGAAGAAAATATAGAAGATTTCTTAAGTGATTTAACAGTAGAATTACAATCAGATGAAACTAAATGGAAATACATCTGCGATGTTGTAGGTGAAAAAACATTTAGAGCTTGTGAAGAAAAAGCTGATATGACTCCTGTATATGATAATGTATTGTTTGAAGAATTTGCTAAAGATCAATTCTGTGATAATAAAGAGTTTCTACAAGAAATATTTCTTAGTGAAACTGCAATAGGTCAATATCTGGATGATTGCCCTGTTTTGAATGATGATAATAGAGATTCTATATCATTTGGAGAAACAATATATTTTGATTTTGCGAATAAAGTAAGTACGCTTAAATCTAATATTAAAAAAGAAACAGGTGTATCATTTAGTAATGTAATCATACAAGCATGGAATGGTGATGTATTTAATTCAAAACTATATGTAACTATTGTTGAAACTGCAGTTACAGAAGATGTTAAAGATGATGAGTATTATGAAGAAAAAGCTGAAGAAAAAGACCCTCATGCTCTTAAATACAACAAATTTAATAGATGGGCAGCGCCTATTATTGTTGAATATGTTGAGTCTAATGTTGATACCAATACAAGAGACAAAAAAGATAATCGTATTGTTCTTAATTGGTTAATTCATGACTTGAGTGCTTGTTTAGAAATAGATAAGCCTTTTCATGTTGAAACATTTAAAAGTCATCCAACAGTTACATCTAAAACAGATGAAGAATTGTTTAATGGAATGACTAAAAAATGGTTTAGTGAACATTGGCAATATGCTGATTTTGCTCAAATTGATACATTGTTGAGTAAACTTGGTTTAAAATCATGTATAGAAATAGTAAGTGATGAGTTTAATGCTAATAATGAAGAGACAAGAAAAAGTTATTTTAATATCTTGTCTAAAGATGAATTAGCAGAATTTTCAGGACAATCTAAAAGTGAATCTAAACAAATTCATTTAACTTGTACACACTATAAAGAATTTAAGGATATACCTTATATTGATTTAGTATGTACAAATAAAGGAAGCGGTTCTAATTCAATAAGACAGTACTAGATTGTAAAGGTGCGTAGTGGCTCTGTGTAAAATTTCCCTATCTGTTAAATCAGTTATTAAATTGGGTTACAGAGCCACTTATTGACTAATAAATTGAGACTTACTTTTAATGCTTTTATTTAACCAATCAACTTTATTATAACAAATAGTATGAAC